TATACGCTTGCACATGCTGCAACCGCAAAGCCTTACTGGCTGTCACTCTCCCGCTCTCGCCGCTTGCGTAACCAGCTTCATGCGCGGCTTCTTTTATGCTACAGCCTGTTGCTACGAGAGTATCAACCAGCCGCGCTTGTTTGCTGGTGAGAGCAAGCTGTTTCATAGCCATCTACACATCCTCTCTAATCATTGAACCCCCCCTAGATCCCCCCCTTTTACACTCGGTGCCGCCCACTTGTCAACGCACAACCAGCTACATATGGCAGAACCGTATCTGCAAGCCATCGCCCATCGGTGTCCGGCTGCGCTGGGCGTGGCAAGCCACGCACATTCATAGCGCAGTCATGCCGCAGGCATGAGCCGGACATCCAATGCCCAGCCAGCGCACGCTGGCTTGCAGATAGAACCATGCCATATGTAGCCAATTCCCTATCATCAAGAATACTGTCTCAGATGTTGGTGATAACTGGTGTTCTGCGCTATTACTCCCCTCGGACTATTCGTCCTCGAAGTCGTGGCGCAGTCCGCAATATGCGCTAGGCCGCGCATTGCAGGACAAGCCTGCGTGTCATGCCTACGCACACATTGAGACACACACACACGAGTTTATACCGTACCACAATGTAAAATTGTGACATTTAGTCTCGACCTGTAAAGTCGCACCCAAGCAACGAGGGACAAGCTAGATTAGCGGTTCCTTCCAATTTGCTTTGCAAATCGGTTCCTTCCGCGAATCTAGCACCCGAGGTGTTTGGAACAAGCGACTTGACAGGCTGCGAGCCATAACTGTCGTAACGTCATTGCGTACAAACTGTGTGCGTGTTTTACAACCTAAGTAACAGGAAGGAACCTGAACTATGAGTAAGAAAGTAAATGTAGTAAAGAAACATGAAGTAACCATCAACATGAACGATGTCAACGACACGCTCAAGGCAAACATAGAGATGTTCACAGAACATCTCCCAGACGGTCTTGATCCGCGAGACGCGGATCAGAATCCCGTCTCGTTTGCCGACAATCCCTACTACAACCGAGATGTCTTTCTCGCATATGGAGCAGCTACTGCGACATTCGAGAAAGCAGCGCAGGGTCAGCGCGACTGGCAGAAGAAGCTGGAAGCGCAACGCGACGACGAGGTACGCCGGAACGGCGAACTCGCGGAGACCACTCGCATTGATGCGAGACGCATCAAGAGCGAGGCGCTGGAAGCTATCTTCGAGCATCAAGCAACGCTGATGCAAACACTCTTCGAGGTGCTTGCACATCGAGAGTGGACAGGCGCAGCCGACTTCTATGACACACGTGAGAAGCTGTTCTCTGGAACAGCGTCCTCGACACAGAAGCGCATCAAGCCTACAGCAGCATCGCTGTTGAAGAGCATAGCGTAACAACAGCGGGAGGGGCTTCGCCCCTCCCTTTTTTTGTTCTGGTTACCAAGTCACAAGCACCGCATCCAAACTGTCCACCTCTTCGATAGAGTAATCGTCACAACAGTGAAGATGCGCTGGACGAAATCGAATCATTTTATTTTCAGTAATTATGTCCCGATACATCAATCAGATGAAACTCGGTGATATAATATGTGAGTAAGTTCAACTAGCAAAGAAAGGACTGTGACGAAACAGACTGACATACAAACAATCAGGAACGACTTTCTTGATTTGGAGTTCACAACACCCGGGGCTGGCTATACCACATGCTCTGCAAGCAATGCCAGCCCCACCGTTTATTCTTTACACTGTTGCATTATTGCAGTAGTATTGTAGATACAAAGGAGGCAGTGTCTATGAAATACTATTATCACACACCAGATGAAACAAATGGATGCATGACAATATATTCTGTTGCTCATTCATTCAGGCAAATGGGCAATGACCTTGCCCGACAAGCAGAAGCGTTCAATAAAACATACCACTATGTACGTGTCTGCACTCGTAACAAGCTCGGTGAATATATATTCTATGGCTTGTATAAATTGGAAGGTAACAAAATGAAACGGAGGCAATCATGAACGACCTTTCTACAACAAACTTCGCCATTCAAACTGAAAACGAATGGTCATTTCCAATCGACACATGTGATTTACATACTATCACAAACTTTGCATCAATAGACGTACCACCATCAATGGCACGTTGCATTGTACGAACCGACACCAATCAAGTGCTTGGTGTGCATGGTTCTAAATACAAAGCAATCAAGCACGATGATGTAGTCAACTCAGTGTTCGAGGCTGTCACTGCATCAGGTATATCCAACGACTATGACTACAAGGTAAATATCTTTGATGATGGGGCAAAGATGCGCGGCATCATCAGGTTCAATGACCTGACAATCGAACCATCTGTCGGTGATACTGTCATGTTCCAACTTACATTCTTCAACTCGTACGATGGATCATGGGCATTTCAGCAGTCAGCTGAAGGGCTGCGGCTGATCTGCCTCAATGGTATGGTCAGTCAATACTCTGTTGCTAAGACATGGCAAAAACACACAGCCAACATCAATGTCAAAGCAAGCGCCAGTAAACTTCAAGCCGCACTTGATGGCTTCTTCAAAACCAAAGAGCAATACTGGGCATGGCAACGTATCCATGTAAGTGACCAGATGGCAGAAGATTTCTTCAAACACAAGGTCTGCCGCATCAACAACAACACAAGCACATTCAAATGGAATGAAAAGAGGCTTGATGATCTAATGGTGTGCTGGCGTAATGACAGTCAGGCATTGGGGCAAAACAAATGGGCATTGTACAATGCCTTGACTTACTGGTCATCACACACAGAGGACAACAAATCACCAGCAAACACACAGCGTTTGCGTGAAGGTATTGTTGCCAAAGCTATCAACAAATGGAACTGGGAGATTGCATAATGGAAATCGAAAAGAATGTACCTTTACCAATGGCGCGTGGGAAACATGGCCAAATAAGAATTGTAGCAGACAAAATGAATGTTGGAGATTCTGTAGTAGTACAAAATGCTAGTCAAGCACAAGCTCTTGTTCAGCGTCTGAGACGACAATCAGGCGGAGATCCAGCAGCTACAACTCGCAAACTAGATGATGATACTTATCGTGTATGGAGGACAAAATAATGACTGCACCTAAATTTACAAAAGAACAGTTTGAGTTTGTTGCCGATTTCTTCGGCCCACTCATGCATCATCCAAGTGATATTGTCGAGGCAGCCGAACATCTTGCCAAAACAAATCCAAACTTCAAGAAAGATCTGTTCATGGATCGTGCAACTCAGGCATGGGAGGCTCGTCATCTTGATGAGCAGCATGCCGAGATGCAAGACAACGAATCTATGGTCGATTCTCTACTGACAAAAACTTACTTCGAGGATGAAATCAAATGGCTGTATGGCAAATAGATATAACAGGCAGCTGTAGTCGTACCCTCGAAGTTATTGCTGATGACGAGGAACAAGCTGAACAAATAGCTTTCCAAGAATTCAAAAGACTTTGGAACGCACAGCCAGACAAAAACTTTGATCTCTTCGAACTAGATGTATGGGAGGCAACTAATGCAACTGAAGCCTGATGTTCTCGAACTCATACAACTTTATAACGCACAGTATGCTGGTGCCTATGCAGGAGATCCTGAAACAACCTACGATAAAATACTACAGCGTTGTAATCACAATTTACAAATGGTCGCAGATCATTTTGAATATGCGGATAACAGAGAACCGCATGGAGGTAATAATGAATGACTATCCTAAACTACGAGAGATACAACTAGCAGTCAGCAAAGTAACTGGCGTTGGCATGCACGAACTCATATCGAACCGCAAGCATGCCCGAATCTACAACGCTCGTTACATGTACTACCTGATGGCAGCTGAGTGTACGCCAAAGAGTTTCGTGCAGATAGGTGACGCTATCTACAAGGACCACACCACAGTTATGGCTGGCAAACAAAAAGCCAAGACAAAACTGGGTGATGTGAACTGGCTCACCCAGCTGCGGCAAGTATGCACCGAATTAGGGTTGCCATTGATTGCATAAATGCAGTATGCTCACTGCATGATTACTTACCTAGACCAACTAATTAAAGCGGCAACAGATAGAAACCTGTCTATCCTTGCCGCTTTCCGCAAAGCAAATGTGCCTACCAGCACATACTATCGAACACGTGCTGGTAAAGATTTACGATTGTCAACAGCAAGGAAAGTGATGGATGCAATTACATCCAGTGAAAACCGTAAATAATATATGGACTGACGCTGTTAAAGATCTTGTGACATTGCGTAAAGCACAAAAAATATCACAAGCAGAACTTGCGTTTCGTATGGGGTGTGAGCCATCCTTTATCCACAAACTAGAAAGAGAAAAACGGTATCCTTCACATCACTTATTGGTAACATGGATTCATGCCCTCGAAGCGAAGATCGAAATCAAAACAAAATAAGAATGGTTATGCGGCTGAGTGTGATCACTGCAAAACTTCTACTA